ACTCAAAAACTACTTTTGATAGCACTTGGAAAAAAGATACAAGAAAAATCAAAATAGTTGAGGGAATGTGCTTTATAACTGATGACATAAGAGATACATTTAAAAATTATTGGTTAGGAATTTACATAAATGACTACAATAACAAAATGAATTTCTGTTCTAATGTTACAAAAGTATATTTTAAAGAAATGGCTCCAAATGTCTTAAGTGGAGACTATGACAATAAAATTGAAATAGACTTAGAAGCACAAAAGAGATTAATTGTTTTAGATGGAAAAGACCCAGAAGAAATGACAGAAATGGAAATCTTAAAATACCCATCTGGTGATGATGTATTTTTAACTGGAGATGTCAGATTTGCAGATACAATGGCAAATCTTTCTTTGGTCATAAAGATGTGATAGGAGGTAAAAATGGCAGATACAAATATAAGAGGATATCACACTATTGCTGGTGCTCACGGTACTCTTTGGATAGATAATGAGAAAATAGCTGAATTTTCTAAAGTTAATGCTAAAGTTACTCCAGATAGAAAAGATGTACAGTTAGGGCTATCTGTGGATAGTAAAATCGTAGCTTTAAAGGGAGAAGGAAGTATTACTCTTGAAAAAGTATATTCAAGAGGTAAAAAAATAGCTAATAAATTAATAAAAGGACATGATCCAAGAGTTAGAATAGTTACTAACTTAGCAGATCCTGACACTCCTGGAAAGCAAGAAGAAAGAATATCTTTAGACAATGTTTGGTTCAATTCAATTGATTTAATCAATATTGCTAGAGGAGAAATTGTTGAGGAAGAATATCCATTCGGATTTACACCAGAAGATTTAGCTTATGAAAATGATATAAAATAGGAGGCTTAAATGTTAGTTACAGCAGATATGCTACTTGAAAATAGTAAAAAAATAAATAATGATAAAAGAGAAAAAGTAAAAATCTATGTAAAAGAATTAGATGGAGATTTGGATTGTGAGCTTTTAAACAAAGAAGATTACTTAGATTTAATCTTGTCTAAAGAAAAGGATAAGGATTTAGAAGTAATTTATAACTCTTGTTCTATTTTTAGAGATGATAAGCTAATAGAAAAGCTAGGTTGTAAGAGTAATCCTGTTTTTGTTGTGAGCAAAGTTTTAAAAGACCCAACTATTTATAGACTAGCAGATTTAATCTTAGTAGCTTCTGGATATGGAGAAAAAGATTTAGTTAGTATTGTTGAAGAAACAAAAAACTAATAGAGAGCGACTGGAAATTAAGTACAGTCGCTCATTACTTGAATAGAGGACATAAATTAGAAGAACTTAGAAAACTCTCAGAAAAAGATTTATTTTATATGTACCTTTTAAAAGAATAATGCTATAATATAGCATATTAAATTCATTTTAGGAGGGAAGTTTTATGAAAAAGTTTTTATTTGTGCTTTTTATTTTTATTTCTGCTATTAGTTTTGGGTTAGATGATAGTCAAAAAATAGAAATAGCAGAACTAATAATCTTTAATACCAAAAATACTAATGGAGATGGATTGAATTTAGACGTTAAGAAAGCTTTTAAAGACTTAGTCATAAAAAAAGATGATTTTGAAAAAATAATAATGGAAAAAAATAAGAATGAAACTAAAACAGATATCTTAACATTTACAATAATTAAACCTATTTCAAATAAAAAAACTTTTCCTTTAGGTTATAATATGAGAATTGGTTATTATAGTAAAGAGCTATTGGGCTTTAAAAAAATTATTATTGCAACAGATAATAAGACATATGAAAAAAATTTTAACTATTTGGATGGGATTAGGGATATAAGTTCAAGTGGTGTTTATGAATATTACGACATTAAAATATCTTTAGATGATAAAGAAACAATTAATATGTTAAAAGATATTGTAAAATCAAAAAGCTCAAAAATAAGATTTTACTCTAGAGAAAAACATAAAGATAAAGTTTTTACAGATAGAGAAAAAAAATTAATATTGAATTTTTTAGCTATTACAGGTTTTTATCATGTTGCTAATTCGAATATTATTGAAGATACTGTACAAGAAATTCAAAACAAATTTAATATCCCAGAAGATAGTGCTATTCAATATCTTAAGGACACATATAAAAAAAATAATTAAATTAAGAGCAGGTAAAACTGCTCTTTTTTATTGGAGGTGAGAATTTGGAACATGTATTAAGTGCTAGATTAGAACTTAAAGATAAATTTACAGCTGTTGTAAATAAAGCAGAAAAAGGACTAGCTGGACTTTATCAAAAAGCTAAATCTATGAATTGGGAAAAAGTTAATTCAGGATTGAATAAATTTGGTGCGGTTGCTGTTGGTGGTTTAGCTGGATTGGGAGCTATTGCTGGAACATCATTAACTGCTTTTGCAGATTTGGAAGATCAAGTTAGAAGAAATAAGGCTATTATGGGAGCAACAGCAGCTGAAGAAAATATGCTAATGACTCAAACAAGAGAACTTGGAAGAAGTACTAAATTTACAGCTCAAGAAGTAGCACAAGCTCAAATGTATCAAGCAATGGCTGGTATGAAAACTAATGAAGTACTGGAAATGACACCAAAACTTTTAAAACTTTCTATCGCTTCTGGAGAAGATTTAGCTAGTACATCAGACCTTCTTACTGATAATATAAGTGCTTTTGGATTATCATTACAAGATGCTGATAGATTTATGGATGTTATGGCCGCAACAGCTAATAATACTAATACAAGTATTGCACAGCTAGGAGAAGCATATAAGTATGTTGCATCAACTTCAAGAAATTTTGAAAGCTTAGAAGAAACAAATATTATTCTAGGATTATTAGCAGATAGTGGGCTTAAAGGTTCTATAGCAGGAAGAAACTTAGCAGCAATTTATGCAAGACTTTCAAAAACAACTCCTGACATGGATAAAGCTTTGAAAAAAGCAGGAGTAACTCTTTATGATAACAATGGTAAGTTTAAAGGATTAAGAAAAATTTTAGAAGAATTAAAGCCTAAGCTTGCACAAATGAATGATGAACAAAGAAATTTATTTTTGACTACAATAGCAGGTTCTGAAGGTTTAAAAGTAATGAATAGTTTATTAGGAACTTCAAAAGAAGGGATAGAAAAAGCTGAGAATGCTATAAAAAATGCAACAGGTGCAACTGATAAAATGGCTAGTGAAATGGAAAATACAACAAAAAATAAACTAGCTCAATTTAGAAGTGCTGTTGATGACTTAAAGATTTCGATTGGAGAGGGTTTAGCACCAACTGCAACTGATTTCATAAATAAGTTTACTTCTAAAATGGCTGAATTAAATTCTAAAGGAACTTTTGATACTCAGAATGTTGAAACTTATTTTAATAGAATATTCTCTCTTACAGCTGAGGCTATTAAAGGATTTGCTGCATTAAAAGTAGCAGCAATGGCAGAGAATATTTTTCCTGGTGCTGGAAAATATGTTGCTGGAAGTTATGTAGCATATAAGGCTGGTAGGTCTGTTGGAAACTGGATAGGAGATAAAATAGGAAGAACAAAGAATAAATGGGAATTAAGAAAAGAATACCAATCAAAAGGGTATAGTTGGGATGAAGCTAATGCACAAGCTGAAAAAGATTTAGAAACTATAGATTTAAGAAATAGTAAAACAGATAGCGATGATAAAATCATGTACATAAAAGCAAATATGTTAAAAGAAAAAATAAAAGAAAATAAAGGCTCAGGAAAAGGACTAGAGCAATTAATGAGAGAAACTGATGAAGACTTTAAAGAAAGAAGAAGACTAGCTAAACTGTCTCCACAGGATTTAGCTAAAGAACAAGTTATACAACAAAATAAAACTATTGATTCTTTAAATAAACCTATACCAATTGAAAAACCTCTACCTAAAAAGCCAAAATCTGAATATGAAAAAGCTTTTGCAGATTTAGGTGTCAAAGCACCTATAGCATCAACTACTAATTTTTCTCCTCAAGTAAATGTTAATATGGGTGGAGTAACTATAAAAAATGAAGCAGATTTAGAAACATTATCTGAAATG